AAGAGATAGAATTTATATTACCATCAAAGCTTTAGGGCTGATTGATGAGCACATACAAAGTGTCATCAATACTGGTAAGCTGGCTGAAGGACAGCAAGAATTTTATTCAGAACATTATTAAAAACTAAGGGAGAAACCTAATGGATTCAGAAACGAATAACCAGATGGAAGTAGCGTTTGAAAGAGCACAAGAAGGGTCAGCCGAAGAGGCGACCAATAAAATCCTAGGATTGTGGGAATCAGAAAATGACCAACCTACAGACGAGGAAACTGAAACTACAGCTGATAACGAGTCAGAGGTAGTTGATGAACTAGAGGAAGATGAAGTCGAAAATGAAGAGGTCTCGGAAGAGGAAGCCGAATCAGAAGTAGAAGAAGATGAAGAAGGTGAAGAGGAAACTCAGGAAGAAGAGGTTGAAGAAACCGAGACTGAAGACACAAGCTATACTATTAAAGTAGACGGTGAAGAGTATGAAGTTAACCTAGAGGAACTTAAAGCTGGATATCAAAGACAATCTGACTATACTCGTAAGTCTCAAGCACTAGCAGAAGTACGTAAGGAAAATGAAGCAATTCAATCCGAACGTGCTCAACTAGAGCAAGAGAGACAAATGTACGCAAACGGGTTGCATATGTTAAAAGAACAACAGCAAACCAAACTTCAAGAGTTCAAACAAGTGGACTGGGAAACCCTTAAAGAGGAAGACCCATATACTTATATGCTTAAGAAGGATGAATACCGAGACGCACAGGCAAAGGTTGTTAATACTAATAAACAACAAAGGATTGTTCAGCATCAGCAGGAACAACATCTAGCACAAGCAAGAGCATCATTCGTACAGGATGAGTTCTCTAAGTTAGTGCAAGTAATGCCAGAGTGGGAGAAGTCAGATAGCACTGTTAAAGCAGACATCAGAGATTTTGCACTCAGCGTGGGGTACTTACCTGAAGAGGTCAACCAACTAGCGGACCACCGTAGTGTTCTTGTACTTAAGAAGGCTATGGAGTTTGATAGACTGACAGCTAAGGTAGCCCCAAAGAAGAAGGCACTTAAGAAAGTTCCTAAGGTACAGAAGTCTGGAAGAGGTAAGGTTAAAGCTGATTCTAATAATGAAGCAACTAAAAAGAAGCGTACAAGGTTAAGGAAGTCTGGCAATCAAGATGATGCAGCTTCCATATTTTATGATATGCTCTAATGAGGAGCATACCGCTTTAATATAAGGAAATAATACAAATGGCAACTACTACACAATTTAAAACGTATGACGCACAAGCGATTCGTGAGCAAATCTCGGACGTTATTTATGACATCTCACCAACGGATACTCCGTTCCTATCTAGCGTAGCTAAGAAAGGTAAAGTATCTAACACATTCTTTGAATGGCAGACTGACTCGTTAGTAGCCGCTTCAGGTTCTAACAAGCACGTTGAAGGAGCAGCAGTTGGTGCAGCTTCTATGACTGACACAGTTCGTTTAGGTAACTACACTCAAATCTCTAAGAAGGTTCTTGAAGTTACTGGTACACACGAAACTGTTGACCAAGCTGGTAAGAAGTCTGAGATGGCATATCAATTAGCTAAAGCTTCTAAAGAGATTAAGCGTGATATGGAAACAACTTTGCTTTCTACTCAAGCTGCTGCTGCAGGTGACGCAACTACTGCTCGTGCTACTAAAGGTGCTGCTGCATTTATCACAACTAACGTTGTTGATGCTGGTACTACTGGTACTCACGCTGCTGTTACTGATGATGACATCGTTAATGCTGCTGAGAAGTGTTGGACTGAAGGTGGTTCTCCATCTACTATCATTCTTGGTGCAACTAACAAGAAGGTTGTAACTGGTTTATCTGGTCGTGCTTCTGAAACACGTTCAGTTGTTGATGACAACAAATCAATCTACAATGCTGTAGAAGTTTACGTTACTGACTTCGGTACTTTCAACATTCAGTTGGACCGTTACTGTAATCAAGACTTAATCTACATCTTGGATAACGATATGTGGTCTGTTGATTTCTTACGTGACTTCCAAACTGTTGACATCGCTAAAGATGGTGACTCAGATAAGAAGATGCTTTTAGTTGAGTACGGTTTACGCTGTAACAACGAAGCTGGTAACGCTAAGATTCAGTACACTACTGGTTAATAGTTAGTTTAAATCTATGGCTCTCCTTAACAGGAGGGCTGTTTTCTTAAACTAATTAGGAGACGGTATGGCAATTCAATCAAAACTAATCGAGAACTTAGACGGTTCTTTAACAAGTGTATCCACACAGAACACACAAGAAATTAAAGATATTGTAGCTTCTAACCACCTTGATAAGCTAGATGGTGGACGTAATCAGTACCAAGGTGATACACAGTTCTCACACAAAGTAGCCAGCATTCCTATGATTGTTGTCGAACAGATGATGCGAGATGGTGTATGGAATGACCAAGAAAGGATGAGGGTGTGGTTGAATGACCCAGAGAATGCCCCATTCAGAACAACTAAAGGTAAACTATAAAGCATAACCTAAAGGATATTAAATGGCACTAAACACATACACAGGAATAAAAGATGCAGTTGCTGACTGGCTAGATAGGTCAGACTTAACAGCTAGAATACCAGACTTCATTGCGTTAGCTGAAGCAAGAATCAACAGAGATTTACGCATCAGACCAATGGAAGTTCGTTCTACTATGAACACTACAGCAGGTAAACGCTACTTCCAATTACCTGGTGGTTATCTTCAAATGCGTAACATCCAAATCAATACTGATAGGATTCAACCACTTGAATACATTACACCTGAGATGTTAGATAGATTGTACGGTGGTAGTTCATCAGGTCTTCCTAGTGCCTATACGTTGATTGGAGACGAGATTCAACTAGCACCTATACCTGATGCAGAGTATGAATTAGAAATGGCGTTCTACGAGAAGTTTACGTCTCTTGGTGATGGTACTGCAGGTACTGTTACAACTAACTGGTTAACTGAGAATGCTCCTGATGTGTTACTATATGGTGCACTACTAGAAGCAGAACCTTTCATTAAGAATGATGAGAGGATTCAGTTGTGGCTTACTATGTACAAAGCAGCTACTAAAGACTTACAGGCAGCAGATGGCAGAGACAGACATTCAGGTTCACAGATGCGAGTACGTAACATTTACTCTGGCGTAGAAGGCTAGAGGGTGCAGAATACCTGGGCTGACAGTTCAGATAGTTGGAGCACTACTCACGTATGGGCTAACGAAACCTTTCAATCAGCGGCTACAGTTGCTGGTTCTCTAAGCACCAACAACAGTGTAGCTGTTGCAATGCCAGTGAGTGCCAATATTACCCAAATACTATTGTCAGAGTTACACGATGAAGACAGGGTTAGTTTACTGAATGGCACGTTAGCTTCAGCATTAGGACTTACTACAAGTTGTGTGCTTGTGTTACCTGTATCAGGCAGTATGAGTATAACAACTGCAGGGACAGATTCTTCAGTTCTGTTAGCTACAGGTTTAGCTACACTATCTAGTGGTCACACAACTACCAGCAATAACAATACAGTTTACCCAGCAACAGCAACGTTCTCTTCAGTCTTAGAGAATGTAAATGATGAAGATAAAGTTACATTAATTAACACTGCATTAGAAGCAACTTATGGTATAATATCAGTATCAGTTTTGAAAGCAGTTGGTAATGCCACACTGCCTATTAGCACTGGTGTTGTTAACAATATCAATTATCCAGAATCATTAACTATACAGGCTTCAGTGTCTACCTCTTCAGCATCCAACTTCTTATGGAACTCAGAGATAGAAAGTACAGATGCTTGGACAGCAATAACAGAAGAGACAACAGACTGGACAGAACAAACAGAGGATGATACAACGTGGACATAAATAATAACACTAATTTAATAGCAATAGGAAGTAATAAAATGAATAACAATACAACAGCAGACTTATCATTAACTAACATCTGGACAGTAACTTGTTTAGATGCAGATGGCAACACTAAGTGGTCAGAGACAAAGAAGAACTTAATTACTACTGAAGGTCTTAACCACATCTTAGATACACAGTTCCACGCAGGCACAGCAGTTACTACTTGGTACATTGGACTTAAAGGAACAGGTACACCAGTAGCTGGTGATACATTAGCTTCACACGCTAGTTGGTCAGAAGTAACAGACTACTCAGGAACACGTAAAGAATGGACAGAGGGTGCAGCAGCATCAGGTAGTATGACCAATGCTTCAGCCGTTGACTTCGCAGTCACAGGTACAGCAACAGTAGCTGGTGCTTTCCTAGGTTCTGCAACATCAGGTACTACTGGTACTTTATATGGTGTTGTAGACTTTGCATCCAGCCGTTCAGTTATCTCAGGTGACACACTACAGGTAACAGTTACAGTAACAGCAGCATCATCTTAAGAGGTAACATACTATGAGTTTAGAAAGCTTTAATTTTATTGACTCACTTAATGCGTCAAACCCAACAACAACAGATAACGTATCAGAAGGTGATGACCATATACGTGGTATTAAGTCAACACTAAAAACTACATTCCCCAGTATCAACGCAGCAATCACAGCAACTGATGAAGAGATTAACTTACTAGATGGTGTTACAGCTACAACAGCAGAGTTAAATACTTTAGATGGTATTACCTCTACTGT